ACCTGCCGGCGCAGATCACTGGCAACATGATCCCGGCCCTGGCCGCCCGGTCGATGCGTCCTGACACCGACGTGCAGGTGTGGTACACGTCATCGGCAGCGCACATGACGAGCGTCAAGCTCCACGAGTTACGGCGCCGCGCTACGTCGGACAGCCCTGGCCGTCTGGCGTATGCCGAATGGTCGGTTGAGGATACGGTCGAGAACAACGACGTTGACGCCTGGTATCAGGCCAACCCTGCGCTCGGCATTCGGATCTCTGAGGAGTTTGTGCGCGACGAGCTCGCGGCTTTGGAGTCGGCGCCTGAGGAGTTCCGTCGGGAACGTCTCGGGATCCCTGATCCGTTGCCGACGGCCGAGGTGCCCGACCCGAAGATGTCGGGTGACTTGTGGTCGGCGACCAGGTCGCGCGTTTTCGTCGAGGTGAAGCCGGGTGAGTGTGTGCTTGCCTACGACGTCCATCAGGGCTGGGCGTCGATCTCGGTGCAGACTGGTTCGTTCGCTTCGTCGTGGGGCGCTGTGATGCACCACAAGAAGGGTACGTCACATCTGCCGGAGAAGCTGGCCGAGTATGTGCTTAAGTACAAGCCGCGTGCGATCGGGTTTGAGAAGGCCAACGGCGAAGCGTTCGGCGAGTTCGGCCGGATCCTCGAGCATTTCGAGGCCGGTGGTCTGGACGCCGGAGTGTTCCAACCGCTGACGTCCGAGGCGTACAAGGCGGCGTGTCAGGCGGTCGTCGTGGCTGTCGATAACGGTAAGGCGAAGCGTCCGTTTGTTGAGCCTGACCAGTTGCATACGGCTGGCGAGCTTGCTGCGGAACGTCGTGTGGGTGATGCGTTTGTGTGGGATCGTCGGTCGGCGTCGGTGCCGTTGTCGCCGTTGATTTCGTGGACGATCGCCCGGTCGTTGCTCGGCGAGCGGGTCGATGTCGGCCGTCCTGTGTTCTGGTCTTGACCCTGAGGAGGGTGCATGTTCACAGCATTGCAGCTCCTCGGCTTGGGGCTCATCATTGCCGGGGCTGTCGTGGTTGCCGGCGTCGGTGGTGCCTTGATCGGTGCCGGTATCGCAGCGACCTATGTGGGCCTGGCGGGTGAGCGTTGATGCTCGACGCCATCTTTCGGACTGCTTCGCCGCCTGATCGGCGTTCGTTCGGCGATATCCCGCCGATCCCGGCGCCCGGTGAGGCGTATTCGGCGGGTTATGTGTACCAGTCGGCTGATGCTTTCAAGATTGCTGCCGTGGTGGCGTGCGTCGGGATGCGTGCCGGTGCGTTCGCGCAGATTCCGCTGAAGGCTCACCGTGACCGTGGCGGCGTGCCCGAGTTGGTGCCGGTGCAGCCGGAGTTGTTGACGCGCCCGTCTGATCTGGTTACGCCGGCTGCGTGGAAGACGCAGATGTCGATTTCGCGTGACATTTGGGGTTACGCCGCGGGGCTCATCACTGCGGTTGACGGCGCCGGGTATCCGGCGCGTGTCGAGTGGCTGTGCCCTGGTCATGATGTGATCGCCGATGAGCGGGGCATGTCGATCGAGTGGCGGGTCGGCGGCGAACCTGCTCCGGCGTCGCGTATCGTTCACGTTCCGTCGCGCTGGGTGTTGCCTGGCCGCCCGCTCGGCATTTCGCCGTTGGAGTATTCGGGTCTGGTTGACCTGGCGAAGCGTGCGCAGGATTTCGGGCGTGACTGGTTCCGTAACGGCGCCGTCCCGTCGTCGATCGTTTACAGCGACACGCCGCTTACCGGCGAGCAAGCCGACGACCTTGCTGCGACGATCCGCCGCAAGTGGCGCGCCCGTAAGCCTGCCGTCCTCGGGACCGGCATGAAGTACGAAAAGATCAGCGTCGCTGCGAACGAGTCGCAGTTCATCGAGACGATGCGTCAGGCCGCGGCCGACATCGCGATCTCGTTCAACTTGCCACCGGAGCGGATCAATGCTGCGACGGGCACGAAGAACGAGTACGCGAACATCAACTCGAACCAGCAGCAGTATTTGATCGATTCGATCAATCCGGATTTCGTGGTGATCGGTGAGGCGCTGGAGCGTTACACGCCGCGAGGCCAGTACCTGCGCTGGAACACTGGCGCGTTTCTGCGTAGCGACGCCAAGTCGCAGTTCGAGATGGCCGAGATCGGCATCCGAGCGAAGTTCTGGTCGCCGAGCGAGGTGCGTTCCACCGTGCTTGAGCTTCCCCCGCTGACCGACGCGCAGCTCGCCGAGTTCGGTACGACGAACACCGTTGGAGGTGTTGCATGAGTAAGAAGCCCATTGAGCGTCGCATTGCGCACGCCCCGGTTGAGGTGCGTCAGAACCCTGACGGCACCGTCGGGATTCGCGGTTACGCGGCCGTGTGGGACTCGCCCGCTTATGGCGAGGTCATCAAGCGCGGCGCGTTCACTCGCACGATTGAGCAGCGTGACGACATTCGCCTGCTTGTCAACCATGACGGCGTGCCGCTGGCTCGCACCAAGTCGGGCACGTTGACCGTCGGCGAAGACGAGCGCGGGTTCTGGTTCGACGCCTCGTCGCTTGATGTCGAAGGCTCCCAGGCTGCACGTGATCTGGTGTCGGCGTTGCAGCGTGGCGACATTGACCAGTGCTCGTTCGCCGGGTATTTCTCTGACCGCAAGGGTGAGAACGGCATCCGTGAGGTGTTCGAGGTGAAGGCTGTCGACGTCAGCGTGGTCACGTATCCGTGGTATGAGGAGACGTCGGTCGGGTTGACTGGCTCGCGTGACGCCGATGTCGCTTTGCTCTGCCTGCGGTCGCTCACCCCGGATCAGCGTGAGGAGGTGATCGCTCTTGTGAGCGACGCCGACGATGAGCGCGCTGTGACGGTGGAAGTCGAGGTCGACGAGTCCGACATCGAGGACGTTGTCGACACCCCCGATCCCGAGGACATGATCGCCGACGAACCCCGTGGCGGCATGTCGCTCGCCGACGCCCGCGCCCTGCTGGCGTCGTTCGCTGCCTGAGCGCAGCACCACTAGACGAACTCGGAGCCGAACCCGGAGCCCGCAAGGGTCACCACGTCGCGCCACCACGTCGTCGCCTCCCCCAACAGATCAACCGTCAAGGAGACGAACCGTGAAGACCCTGGAAGAGATGCAGCGCGACAAGCGCGCTGCGCTGGCCGCTGAGGCCAAGAACATCGTTGAGGCCGCCGAGGCCGAGGCCCGTGACCTGACCGCCGATGAGGCCGAAAAGGTGCTCGAGGCCGGCAAGACCGTGCGTTCACTCGACGACGTCATCGAGGCCACGAAGGCCGTGACCCGGTCGGCCGACCTGCCGACCGTGGCTGTGCGTTCTGAGCCGCTGACCTACGCCAAGGGTGGCGCACACAGCCACGTCCGTGATCACGCCGTCGTCGCGCTGAACGGCGTCGGCGCCGAGCAGGCGCGCGAGCGTCTGCAGCGTCACGCTCGCGAGGTTGCCGTCGAGAAGCGTGCCGGCGACACCGGCGACACCGCCGGTGGCACTTTCGTGCCGCCGCTGTGGGTGCTCAGCGAGTACGTCGGTGTGCAGCGTGCCGGCCGCGAGGCCGCGAACCTGGCCCGGCAGCTTCCGCTTCCGGCGGGCACCGACTCGATCAGCTTCCCGACGATCACCACCGGCAACCTGACCGCAGTGCAGGCGACCGAGAACAGCGCTGTCACGTTCCGCGACATGGTGACCGGGTCGACCACGGCGGACGTCACGACCGTGGCGGGCACGTACGACTTCTCGTTGCAGCTGCTCGAGCAGTCGCCGCTTGCCGGTGGCTGGGATCAGCTTGTCTACAGCGACCTGCTCGCCGACTACAACCGGGTGCTTGACACGCTTGTGCTTTCGGGCACGGGTGCGAGCAACCAGCCGTGGGGTATCTCCACGATTGCCGCCACGACGGTGTTTGCGTCGTCCACGTCGTCCACCACGGCACAGAACCAGATTTTTGCCGGTGTGGCTGATGCCATCAACCGTGTGGCGACGACCCGTTTCCAGAGCCCGACGGTGCTTGTCATGCATCCTCGCCGGTGGTACTGGCTGGCGAGCCGTCTTGATACCACCGGCCGCCCGGTGGTCAACACCGACGCCGCCGCCGGTGCGAGCCTGATGGCGTCGATGGGGATGCCTGAGGCGCAGGGTGTCGTTGGTGTCATGCTCGGCTTGCCGGTCGTCATCGATGCCAACGTCAGCACTTCGGCCGGCACCTCGGAGGACCGCATCCACGTGTGGCGTCCGAACGACGCGATCCTGATGGAAGGTACGCCTCGGTTCGAGGTGTTCCGCACCATCGGTGGAGCGACGACCGATCCGCTGACCGCACGGGCCAGGTTGTACAACTACGCCGCGTTCTCGGCTCGCTTCGCGACGGCTGTCGCGCTGGTCGGCGGGACGGCTCTCAGCTCGCCGACCTTCTGAGTCGGTAGTTGACCCCGGGGGCCGTCCTGCGCTGGCCCTTGTCACTTCTCCCCACTGGCCGGCGTCTTGGCGCGCAGGCTCGGCGTCGGCCGGTGGGGAACCTGCGCAACAAGGAGGTCGCGATGAGCGACGATTCCATGCTGCCCGATTGGCGTCCGCTGGGCGCGATCGAGGCAGATCTGCCCGAGGGCTTCGCGCCCGGCAAGGTGACCATCGCCTACTTGTCCGGCGTCGATGTGTCGAACGGGTTCCTGATGTCTTTGCTCGGGCTGAAAGACGCCGACACGAGCCAGGGATGGGGCCGACTCGATCACCCCGCCTGGTGGGTCAATCAGCGCAGCGGCGTCAACGTGTCCCGCACGCGTAACGCCGTGGTCAAGAAGTTTCTTGAGGTCCGTAACCCGGCGCCTGAGTGGCTGCTGATGGTCGACGCCGACATGACGTTCGTCCCGTCGGCACTGGAGTCGCTGGTGCGTGTCGCTGAGGCGTCGCGAGCGGACGACACGGTGCCCGACATCCACGTCATCGGCGGTTTGTGCGCGGCGTTCGGCAACGACGGCGCCGGTGGTGTGCGGGTGATCTCGACGGTGTTCGACGTCGGCGAGGACAAGCCTGGCATCAACGTGCCGACGTTCCGCAACGCCACCGCTAAGGAGGTGCCGTTCAAGACGGTCCGTCAGGTGTACGGCACCGGCGCAGCGTTCCTGCTGATTCACCGCCAGGTGCTTGTCGACATCGCCGCCGCGGTCGGCAAGCTGTATCCCTGGTTCCGCGAGGAGATCGTGGAGGACGACCGTCCCGGCATCGAGTGGTGCGAACGCAACGACTACTGGATCAGTGAAGATCTGTTCTTCTGCATGCAGGCCCAGCGCGCCGGTTATCCGATCTTCGTGCACACCGGCGTCGAGGTCGGGCACATCAAGTCGATCAAGCTCACCCCCGACCTGTTCCGGTTCCAGCCGACGTTGGTGGAGATGGCGTGATCGACATCATCATCCCCACGCTCGGCCGCCCGCATCGCATCGCCGAGGTCGTCGACAACATCACCAAGGCGACCAGTGCAGCGCACCGCATCGTGTTTGTCTGCGAAGCCCACGACGCCGACTCAATCGCCGCCGTCAAGGCGCTCGACCTTGAGCCGGTTCTCAACAGCCGCACAAGGAACTACCAGGGCGCCGTCAACACGGCCTACCACGCCACCGACGGCGAGTGGTTGTTCTGCGGCGCCGACGACCTGAACTTCCGCCCCTGGTGGCATGCCGAGTGCCTGCAGGAGACGGGCCGAGTGATCGGCACGAACGACCTGTACAACGCCTACGTCCTGAAGGGCTGGCACTCGACGCACTCGCTGGTGCGCCGCAGCTACCTCGACGAGCTCGGCGGCGTGGTCGACGAGGGGCCCGGCTCGTTCCTGGCCGAGTGCTTCGACCACAACTTCTGCGACACCGAGTTCATCGCCACCGCGAAGATGCGCGGCGAGTTCCGGCCGTGCCTGTCGGCGATCGTGGAGCACCTGCACCCCGCCGCCGGCAAGGCCGAGATCGACGCGACCTATCAGCGGTCGATGGCCGAGTTCGACCGCGACGCCCGCATGTTCGACATGCGCAAGTCGCTGTGGGCTGATCTCGTCCGATGATCGACCTCACCATCTGCATCCCGACGGTGCCCGGCCGCGAGTCGCTGCTGTCCCGTCTGCTGTGGACATTGCAGCCGCAACTGTCCGACCGGGTTGAAGTCCTCGTCTCGCCAGGCCGTCGCCCGATGGGCGACAAGCTCAACGAGATGTTTGCTGCCGCCCGCGGCTCCTACGTCGTCGCCATCGACGACGACGATCTTGTCGCCTCTGACTACGTCGCCACGATCACGCAGCTCGCCGAGCACGATCTCGACTTCATCGGCCACGACATCCTGTGGCTCGAGGACGGCCGCTACGCCGGACGTGTGCGCCACCGCATCGGCGGCGACACGTCGTGGCGCAGCCTGGATCGTGGCGTCAGCCCGAAGTGCCCGGTGCGCACCGACATCGCACGTCGTGTTCGCTTCGGCAACGAGTACACGGCCGACCGGGCATGGTCAGCCGCAGCGCATGAGCAGTGCGAGTCGGGCACCTACCTCGCCCGGTGCCTGTACATCTACGACCACTGGAGCGACCACATGGTCGGCACGTCGCCGGACGATCCCCGCTACGGCCGCCCGCAACGCGACGTCGGCATCTGGCCGTTCGACCGGGAGGCGTTCACATGGCTCGCGTGACGGTGCTCGGCGGCGGCGGGTTCATCGGCTGCAACCTTGTGCGTCGCCTGGTCGACGACGGCCACGACGTCACCGCTGTCGACGTGCAGTTCCCGGCGTTCCGGTCTTCGGCGCTCGTCGGGGCGAACCTGCGCCGACTCGATCTGATCGACGCCGACGCTGCACGTGAGGCCGTCGCCGGTGCCGACCTCGTGTATCACTTGGCTGCTGACATGGGTGGTGTGGCGTGGTTCCACGGTCCGCAGGACTGGCCCGCCAGCCTGACCAACGGCATCATCACCGCCAACGTGCTGCGAGCCTGCACCGAGGCCGGCACCGACCGCATGGTCTACACGTCGAGCGCGTGTGCCTACGCCACGGAGATCCAGCAGACACCCGGCGTTGCACCACGTCTGCGTGAGTCGTCGGACCTGTCGTGGGGCACGCCGGACGCCGGCTACGGGCAGGAGAAGCGCTACGGCTTGCAGTTGTGCGAACGTGCGCCGTTCGACGCTCGTGTGGCGATCTGCCACACGATCTTTGGCCCCTTTCAGGAGCACGAAGGCCAGCGGATGAAGTTCCCCGCCGCCGTCGCCACCAAGGCCATCGCTGCACGCACCAGCCGACGCCTGGAACTGTGGGGGAGCGGTCGGCAGATGCGGTCGTATCTGTTCATCGACGACGCCGTGGAGCGGTTCGTCACGCTCGGCTTCGATGACCGTTACAACGGCCCCGTGAACGTCGGCGCCCAGGGTGCTGTGACGTGTGAGGAGGTGGCGCGCATGTGCCTGGACATTGCTGGCGCACCTGACGCCGAGATCGTCACTGTGCCCGGTCCTGTGGGCGTGTGGGCTCGCGATTGCGATAACCGGCACTGGGACGCCACTTATGGTGCGTCGCCCGTCACGGCGCTCCCTGTGGCCTTCTCCGAGTTCGTCGGATGGCTTGACGGCGTACAGCGACCGGAGACGGCGACGCGCACGCAGGGTGTCGAGCGTGCGGTGCGAAAGCCGGTGACGCGGTGAGGTATCTGTCTGTCGAGCAGATCAAGGACTACGCCCGATCGGAGATCCCGACGGCTGACGACGACTTCATCGAAGCTGCCGGCAACACCGCTGAGGCGACGATCGACCAGGCGTGTCAGCGTGCGTTCGTCGTAGCTTCGGTGACACCGTCGGCCCGTGTCTACAACGTCCCGCCAGGCGAAGTGATCCGTTTCCACGACGCCGTGCAGGTCGTGTCGATCGGTGCCATCTCGTCGGCGTCGTATCGTCTGGAGCCGTTGAACGGCCTGACGTGGGCAGGTGAGGCCCGACCCTATGAACAGGCTCGCCTGTTGTCGGGGTCGTGGTCGGGGTCGTGGACGGCGTCTGATGACGACACGATCACGATCACGGCCCGCTGGGGCTGGTCGGCGATCCCTGACCGGATCGTGCAGGCTGCGCTCATCGTCGCTAAGGAGATCATCGTCAACCGCGACGAGGTGAAGCTCGGCTTGATCGGATTCTCTGATGTTGGTGGTGTGACGGCCCGCACGAACCCGATCGTGAGAGATGCGATCAACCATTATCGGCGCGTCGAGGCATGGGGGCTCGGGTGAGTCTCACTCTGTCCGAGGTGCGCGCGGCGATCGGCGCCCAGTTGCGCGCCAACCTGGCCCGTGAGATCAATGTTGACGTTGACGGCGCCGGGATGCTTGCGCCGGTGGTGCGTCTCGAGTTGGACGAGGTCGACTACTGGGCCACT